GCTTGAAGGTTCGCATGCCTGCGATGTTCTTCAACCATCAGGCATATCGCTCAGACATGACTGCCAAGATTGGCCGCTGGCTTGTCGCCGAAGAGCAGACCAAGGGCCTGTTCATGGCGGGCAAGTTCACGCTTGGCCATCCTATTGTCAAGAACATTCTGCCCAGCATCGAAGCTGGTGACCTTGACGGCCTCTCCATTGGCTACGTCGTTCCTGAAGGCGGCCAGAAAGTCATTGAGCAATCCGACGGAAGCCGCATCCGCGAGCTATCGAAGATTGACCTATACGAAGTCAGCCCGGTCGAGCGGCCGAGCGACATGTACGCACGTATCGACTTGGCCACCGTCAAGTCCATCCATTCTGAGCGCGATGCTGAGGACGCCCTGCGGGATGCAGGTTTTAGCCGCGACGGAGCGAAGGCGTTTCTTTCGCATGTGAAGGCAATGCTTCGCAACCCAGCTGTGGACGCCGCCAAGGCCGAAGCAGACCGCCAAAGCGCGCTCACTACACAGCTCATTGAGCAGCTGCGCGCCGCACTCTAAATCTCATCCTGAAAGCAAGCTATGACGCAAGAAGTTACTGCACTGGTCACCGAATTCAAGACCCAGCAAACCGAACTCAAGACGGCACTGGCCACCCACGCCCAAGCCACCAAGGAAACCTCTGTCGAGGCCAAGGAAGCACTGGCAAAGGCCATGGCCAGCATCCAGGCCATCGACGGCTTGAAGGCCCGTCTGGAAGACATGGAGCAAAAGGCCGCCCAGAGCGTCCAGCGCGGCACCATGTCCGTCAAGTCGTACGGCGACCAAGTGCTGATGTCCGACGACATCAAGAACTTCCTCGCCAAGAAGACCGCAACGGCCTCGGTGGACCTTGAGCTCAAGGCCACCATCCTGAACGCTGACGGCTCCGGCGTGCCCGACAAGACCCTGGCTCCGTCCACCCGTGGCGAGCTGGTCGTCGGCGCGCGGCGCCTGCTGCGCCTGGAAGACGTCATCCCCTCTGGGACCATCGACGGCTCGTCCTACGAGTTCCCGCGCGAACTGGCCATCACCAACAACGCCGACATGCGCGCTGACGGTGCAGCCGCTGCTGAGTCCGGCGTGACGTTCGAGCTGGTTCAGCGCAACGTTCAGGAGGTCTCGACCTTCATCCCGGTGTCCAGCAACGCGCTGGCTGACCAAGGCCCCCTGAAGGCTCACTTGGAAGCTCTGCTGGGCTACATGACCGACTACAAGACCGAGAGCTGCGTGTTCGCTGGCACCGGCGTCGGCCTGCAGCTCTACGGCCTGACCTCCACTGGGTCTTTCACTGCGTTCACCCCGACCGCTGGCGAGACCCTGGTCGACGGCATCAGCCGCGCCATCGAGCAGGTGCAGTTGGCCAACTACGCCGCCGACACCATCATCATGCACCCCAGCGTGTGGTTCGCCATCGGCCGCATGAAGACCAGCACCGGCGAGTACGTGTTCGGCTCCCCCCTGACCGGTCTGCTGACGCCCCAGCTGTTCGGCATCCCCGTGGTTGTGACGCCGGCTTGCCCGGTCGGCAAGGTCATGGTGCTGAACGCCGCCCTGGCTTTCCAAATCCTGAACCGTGCCAAGACCACGGTCACGATGGCCAACCAGCACGCCGATTTCTTCGTGAAGGGCTGCGTGGTGCTGCTGGCGACTCGCCGTCTGGTGGTCGCCTCCAAGCGCCCGGCGTCGGTGGCCTACGGCAACCTGCAGACGCCGTAAGCCTCGCTGGCTCCACCTCGAAGCCCCGCCCCGCGGGGCTTCTTCACATCTGTCGCTACACGGGCAAAGGAGCTCCCCGTGTACTTCATCCTCGTCACATTCAGCGGCATTCTGGGTCACTTTGAAGCCGGCACCGAACGCGCTTTCGCCGACGGTACCGCGCGGTTGCTCAAGGCTGGCGGACACATCACCGAGGTTGGCTCCACTGCCCACCTGGCTTGGCTGGCCGCCAATGCGCCGGCCTCCGATGCAGGTACCGAGGCCGAGCAGGGTGCTGACCCCCAGCCCGAGCTCGAAACCAAGCCAGACGTAGCCCCCGAGCCCGTTCTTGAGACCAAGCCCGCGCCCGCTGCCAAGACCGCCCGCAAGGCGAAGTGATGAGCTTGGTAAGCCCTGAGCTCGCAGCGCAGCACCTGCGCCTGGACGACCCCGCCGCCGAGGCGGACTACGTCCAAATGCTCGTTGAGGCCGCTGAGTCGCACGTCCAGCGCTGGCTGCGGCGGCCGCTCGCCCCTTGGAACGCCCTGGACCCCGCTGAGCTGGCGCCACGCGACGTCGTGTTTGCCGTGCTCCTGGTCCTGGGAGACCTCTACGAGAACCGTTCGGCCAACGTCGAGCGCCCGCTGAGCGAGAACGCGACGCTGCGCCGGCTGCTGTCGGTGCATCGGCGCGGGCTGGGCTTTTAACGCAACCCTTCTTTGGAGCAGCCATGCCCACCCCTACCATCCGCGCTGACGGCGGCATCGATGCCCGCGTCGCACCTGGCGAGGCCAAGCGCCTGACCATCCCGACCGCTGCCGACGGCGCCTTCTTCGTCGGCCTGCGCAACCTCGCGACCAACGCCCCTGCCTCCGTCCAGGCCACGACCTCCTTGGTCGGCGACCCCGACCCCGTGCTGCAGCCGCTGGTGCCCAGCCTTGCCGCTGGCGCTGTGGAGCTCGTCCTGGTGCAGGCCCGCCTGGCCGCCATCGTCGTCACCGTCCCGGCTGAGGCCGACGGCGACGTCATCGTGAACATCCTCGCCTGAGCATCCGATGGCATCTGCAGGCCAGCGCGACCGTCGAATCCAAGTGCTCAAGCGCCTGGAAACGCGCACCGCTTCGGGCTCCGTCTCGGTCGCTTGGTCGCCCGCGTTCAAGCTCTGGGCCGCGGCGCGCGACCGCACCGGCCGAGAGACCCTGCAGGCCGGCCAGGCCGAGGTGCCCGCTTGGGACATTCGCTTTGAGGTCCTCTACAACGCCCAGGTCGACCGCACGGACCGTGTCAGCTACCGCGGCGAAACCTGGCGCGTGGTTCACATCGACGAGCTCGGCCGCCAGGCCGGGATGGTGCTGCTGTGCTCGCGGGAGCTGACGCCGTGACCGCCATCCGCGCGTCGTACCAGATGACGGGTGTCGCTGCCCTCACGCAGCGCATGGAGAAGCTCCGCAAAGAGCTGACCGACCGGCCCATCAAGGCAGGCCTGCGCGCCGCTGGCAAGGTCGTCAAGCAGGCGGTCATTGCCGCGGCGCCCTTCGACGGCCAGACCCCTGACGGCGTGCACATCCGCGAGAACATCGTGGTGGCCCGCTCGCGCCAGAACAGCAGCCCCGGCGTCGAGGTGTTCACCGTCGCAGTGAAGTACGGCCGCAAGAAGCTCGGCAGCGGCAAGTCGGTGAAGACCGAGGGCGACGCCTTCTACTGGAAATTCTTGGAGTTCGGCAGCAGCCATCAAGCCGCGCAGCCGTTCATCCGCCCAGCGTTCCAGGCCACCGAACAGGCCCAAGTCGCCGCGTTCGAGAAGGCCATGGAGCGCGCCATCGCGCGTCTGGAGCGCCTGCCATGACGCTCGAAGCACGCATTCGTTCAGCCCTTGCCGCCCTGACTGGCGACCGCGTGTTCCCGCTGGTCGCCCCGGCGGATACCGCCCGGCCCTACGTCGTGCTCACCGGCGCGGGCCTTACGCCCAGTAGCTACACGCTGGCGAGGGTGGGAAACACCGACCGCCGCCTCATGCAAATCGACGTCTACAGCGATGCCGACGCGGGCTTCGACGCCCACGACAGCCTGGCCCACGCCGTCCGACGAGCACTCGAGGACATCGGCGGCCGCGTGAGCAGCGGCGGGCATGACTACGAGTCCGCTGCCCGGCTGTATCGCGCCCGGCTTGACCTGAACTTCTGGCACCGCCAATAACCACCCTTGGAGACAAATCACATGGAACTCGAACTCGAATCGCAGGGCATGGACCTGCGCGTCCTGTCTACCGCGCCGGCCACCACGGCGACCTTCGCGCGCACCGGCACCACGGTCACCGTCACTCTGGCCGCCCACGGTCGCGCCGTCGGCGACCGCATCGAGGTCGTCACCTCTGCCGCTGGCGGCCTGGCCGGCGAGCGCGTGACGGTGACCTCCGTCGCTGCTGGCGGGTTCGTTTTCACGAGCGAAGCGACCGGCGACGTGCCGGCTGCCACTGCGCTGACCTTCCTGCCTCTGTTGTCTGTGGCACCCAAGACCATCCAGGGTCCTGGCGGTGCTGCGGCCGTCATCGATGCGACCACGCTGGTCAACAAAGCGAAGCGCAAGAGGATGGGCTTGGCCGACGAAGGCCAGGTGAACTGCACCGTGCACTACGTGCCCGGCAACCTGGCTCACGAGACCCTGCGCACAGCGCGCAAGGCCCGCAAGGCCGTGCAGCTGGAGCTGGCCTTCGCCGACGAGCCGACCACGTACTGGTCGTTCGAAGGTTACGTCCTGTCGTTCCCTGTCACCGCTGGCGTCGACGCCCTGGTGGAGTCTGCGGTCTCCATCGAGGTGAACGGCGAAATCACCGAGTACTGACCCACTGGCCTGGCTCACGGTCCACGTGCGGGGTGCCTACACAGGGCACCCCGTATTCATTTCTGGACCTGACACATGAGCAAGTACCTCGACAAGCTGGCCATCCTTGGCTCCGCAGACGTCAAGACCGAAGAGGTTTCCGTCCCTGAGTGGGGCGGCACCGTTCTCGTTCGCGGCATGACTGCTGCAGCCCGCGACGCGTGGGAGCAGATGTTGGTCAAGGACGGCAAGAGCTCGCTGGAGAACGCCCGCGCAAAGCTGGTCGCCGTCTCGGTCGTGGATGAAGCTGGGAACCTGGTTTTCAGCGAGAGCGATGTCGTGTTGCTGGGCGCCAAGAGCGCCAGCGCACTGTCTCGTATCGCCACCGCCGCGCAGCGTCTGTCGCGTCTGTCGGTCGCCGACATCGAGGACGCCGCAAAAAACTGAAGGCCCGCCCCGACCGCCGATTCTTCATCGAGCGGGCGGAAGCGGCGGGCGTATCGGTGTCGCGGTGGTTGGCTGAGCGCACGAGCGCAGAGGTGACGGAGCTATTCGCGTACTACCAGTTGCTCCAGCAAGAGCGTGAGCAAGCCACCAAAGGCGGGAAGCCCGCCAAGGCCTCGGCCGCCCCTGATGCCCCCGCGCTCCCACGCGGTGAGGCCCAGCGCCAGGCCCTGCTGGCCGAGTTCGGTAGCCGCGTGAAGCGCAAGAAAAAGAGGACCGAATGAGTCTCGGAAAACTGGTTGTTTCATTGGTCGCCGAGTCCGCCCAGTTCATCTCGGGCATGGGCAGGGCCGCCGCGTCGGCCAGGCAGACGGCCAACACCGTCGACATCTCGATGGCGACCATCGTCAAGAGCGTCGCCGTCGGCGCGCTGGCGCTTGACGCCGCGCGTGCCGCTCTGGGCGAGTTCACACGGGCGTTCGAGACCGCCGGCAATGCCATCGATAGCGCACAAGCCCTCGGCTCGGCGCCGGAGAAGTTCTACGAACTGCAGTACGCCATTGAGAGCGCGGGCGACTCGTTCCAAGGCATCCCCGGGCTGCTGAACAAGTTGAACGCCGCCCTGGGCGACACCGGCGACGAGCTGCAGGGCAAGGGCGCGCTCATCAGGGAGATGGGTCTGTCTCTGGACCAGCTCAAGGCGGCTGACCCGACCGATGCCTTGCGCTTGATTGCGCAGGCGCTGCAGGAGATTGAAGACCCGGCTATCCGCGCGCGCGTTGGTCAGGAATTGCTGGGCAAGTCCTACGCAGAGAACGCCGCCGCGCTGGCGGCGCTGGCCCAGAGCCAGGGCGTCGCCTCGGGTGTGACCCAGGAGATGCTTGAGCGCATCGATGGTCTGGCGGACCGGCTGGGGAACCTGCAAACGCAGACCCGCAACACGGGCGTCATCATGATTGGCGAGCTGGCGCCCATCTTGGACGAAACCATTCGTGCATTCGGCGAGATGGGCGACAAGTCGCAGACCGCCGGTGAGCTTCTGGCCAACCCGCTCGCCATTGCGCTCGAGACGGTGGCGGTGCTGGCCATCAACACCAAATTCGCGTTGACGGAGCTCTACAACGAGTTGCAGAACGTCGCCGACATGGGCGCCGCGGTCGTCACTCTTGATTGGGACCGCCTGGGCTACCTCTGGGACAAAATTGGTGGTGGCGAGCGCGCGGCCAAGGCGCGCAAGCAGGTGGACGACCTCAGCGAATCCATCTTGGGCGCCCGCAAAGCCGCAGAGGTTGCGGCTCGGCAGGCCCGTGGCGACTTCAGCGACATCGCCGACGCCACAGCGCGTGCTGCGGCCGCGAGCGAGCACTTCCGCAAAAAGGAACTCGAGCAGAGCGCCTCCCTGGCGAAGAGCGCCGCGGAGCGCGAGCGGTACGAGAAGCTGCTGCGAAAGCTTGCGGGAGGCCACACCGCCGGCGCCGCTGCAGTGGACAAGGTAGCCGAGGCATTCAAGCGCCTGGACGACGAAATCGCCAAGGCGTCGCTGAGCGCGCACGACTACGCCATCGCCCAGTTCCAGGCATTGAATCCAAAGGCTGGCCAGCTCGAGGCGTTCAAGGTCAAGCTGGATACCCTGGAGGCCGCCAAGGAAGCCAAGGACTTCGCGAAGCTCATGGCAGACCTGCGGGCGCAGGCCGCTGGGGTGGGGGCTACCGAAGAGCAGCAAGCCATCGCAGCGCTGACGCAGCGGATGCAAGACGCTGGATACACGGCGGAGCACACTGGCCAGGCGCTGGCGTTGCTCAACGAGGTCCTGGCGCTCAAGAAAGCCGACGAGGGCCGCAAGGCCCTGGCTGACCTGCAGGCCGAGATTGACAAGATTGGCAAGTCCGCC